CATTAATAAGTTTTTTGAAATTAATTTTACGTTTTTCAATAATATCTTCTTGATAAACCGAACCTCTAATAGATTCAAGTGAGTCACATATTTCAGGTTTCTTGAGACTTTTAAACATTGCTTTCTTTTCTGGATCAAGTTTATCATTGTCAAATGTTTCTTGAAACAACATGATAATTTTCTTTTGAATTGTAGGACTAGTTTCCATCAATCTATCAAACTCTTCTGTGCACGCTTTTAAAAAATCATAAACATTTTGTCTTTCATTAGGAGATTTTGCTAATTCTACTTTAATTCGTCTATAAAATTTATCCCAAGAAATAGAACTAACACGATGCGCTTCATTTAATTCAGAAATTTTAAGGAACTGTTGTATAGTTGTAATGATACCTGCAACAATATTAATAAAACCAATAATCATTGAATAATACCCTCTGTAATTTTCTGGAACACGATCAGCTGCGAAATTCGCAGTTCCTGTAAGAGTACTCATAATAATAACAGGTATAGTAAAGTATGTATTAATTTTATTTAATCTATTATGACTTTTTGCGTGTAACCATCTATAACACATAGCTTTATCTCCCCAATCTACTAAAATTTTTTCGTGGTCTTTAGTCCATACTATAGGTTTTTGATTGTCATCTTTTGCGATAATTGCCTTATTCTTTTGTTTTTTAGTCATATATATGTATATATATGTATATATATGAATAAAAATTTTCAAAAAGGACTTATAACAAATACTTTAGCATTAAATTTTGAAAAAATAAAATCTACAAGATTGAAAATAAAAAATAAATTAACTAAAATTCAGTTAATAAAAAAAGAAATCAAGAAAAATTATACACATTATATTTCAAAAGAAAGACAAAATTTTTTTGGGTTAGATTCATTTCATTTTCAAAATAAAGTAATTGAATTAGAATTCTCAAATATATTACAATTATATCATTTTATAGATAATCGTATTTATGGTGATTATTATAAAATGTTTATAATGATTGATGAGTATTTAAAAACAAACATATTACAACAACAATATGATAAAATAAAAGAAACTGTTAATATTTCTAAATATCCAGTATATAAGGATTTAGATAAACAACAAATATATGATTTTGACACTATTCATAACATTCATCAAGATATAATAACTGTAATTATGTCTATGAATGATATATATAAAGAAAATAAACAGATTATCAATGTGCACACTAAACAATTAAGTTTTGGTATAAATATTGATAATTATATCATTTCTCATGAGTATATGAATAATAATCTTCAATCCACTTTTAAATTATATGAAAATTATTTGAGTGTTTATCATAAATATCATCAAGAATTATTAACAAATTATTTTGATAAATTACAACTATTTTTTAATCAAATTAATCATAACATTGTTGATGATTCTGCTTCTAGTGAAGAAAATAGCACAACAGATGAAAACGAAGAACATCATTTAACAGATGAAGAACAACAAGATAATTATGAAGTAGACTTTAGTATAGATTTATCAAATCATAAAGTATTACAATTAGATAAACAAATGATAGATGAAGATAAAAATAATAATAAATATTTAGATACATCTTTTAATATAGATGAAAATAAAGATAATCTATCTAATGAAGTTTTGACTACTGTACAAGGTCAAACAGAAGAAACTAATATAACTGAGAACAATGAAACTAACGAAGAACAAAATAGAGAAGATAGTATAAACATAGATCATTCTGATAATATATTTATGGACGTAAAAAAAAATAAAAAAAAGAGAAAAAATAAAAATAAGAATAAAAATAATAATAATAATTAAATTTTACCATTTTGTCTTTTTAACACTAATTTTAGGTCCAGCACTTCTTTTAACATATGAATCCGGATTATATTCTTCGTCTTCATCGTCAGAACCTAAGTTTTTAGACAATTCCCAAAATTCTTTAGAACCTAATCTAAAATCTTTTCTTTTTTCTGCCTTATACCAAAATATTTGGTCTTGTAAACGATTCGATTTTACATTATTATTAATTACTAAACATTCATAATTTTCTGTGCATTGGTCCATTACTTGGCAAAATGATTCAAAAGTTGGAAACATACCAGCAAAATTTTCATAAATTCGTTTTCTATTGGCAATATATGGTTCTCTTAAAATAAAAACATAATCAATATTAGTTCTTAATGTTGGTGGAATACCAAGTGGATATTGCATAGTAATAATAAGCATAATTTTCCAGTGACGACCATTCATAAATAATAATCTCATCATTTTATCTCTTGACCAAGTATTATCATAAAGACAATCATCTAAAATAACAAATGCTCTAGGGTCAATACTACATTTTTTGTATAATTGCATTTGTTTGTTTACTTGTTTAAGAACAACTCTTTGTCTTTTTAAAATGTTTGTAATAATAGATGTGCTATATTCTTCATGAATAAATAATTTTGGGACGTGCTCACTATAAAACCCATTTCCTGCTTCTGTTCCGGAAATAACAGTTCCTAATGGTATATTTTGATGATGAAATAATAAATCTCTTACTAAAAAACTTTTTCCAGTATCACGACGACCGATTAAGACAATAACAGGACCTTTGTTCTCTTCCTTTTTAAATGTAATATGTGTCATACTAAATTTTTTTAATTCTAAAGTCATAAATAATATTTATTTATAATATAAAATGAATTATTTTATAAATAAGAAACGAAATATAATTAAGTTTAAACTATAATAGTTTTATATATTTCATTTTTAAATAATTAACAATAAATAATGAACCTTGAATTATATGAAAATTTAAATATTATATCAAATAATGAATTTGAAAATATTAGTTATTATACTCCTTTAGAAGAATATTTAGATTTAAGTATTAATAGAAATATTATAAGTTATCATATAAAAATAAACGAGAATAATTATTATATAAAAGACAAAGACACAAACAATACTAATTTACAACAATCATTTGTAAAATATATTCCATTAGTGGACTTTTTAAAATATTTAATAGGAAAATATAAAAAAGATAATTTGGATATTTTACCTAATAGTATCGATATGTCCAAAAATCATGAATCAAAGTATGAAAAATGTATTTATGATGTAAATAATTATTCTTATGTTGATAGTTTTTTTTACTATATAACAAGTGAATTAAAAACTAAACACAATTTTATACATGGAATACAATGTTTTGATAATTTTATTTGTATGAAAAAAAATTGTAGAATAAATATTGCTGATGATATAGAATACTTATGTGATTCTTCTTATTTTAATGATAATTTAGATAAATTATATTATTTTGATGACGATGATATTAAAGGAATTTTTTCTCAAAATAAAAAAGAGAAAATTATTATATCTCAAGATTGTGAATTACTTAATATTGAAGAAATTAATGATAATGATAATATTTTACAAGTTGAAAATATTAATGAAAATAATGATGATGATGATGTTGATAATTTATTAAATTTAAATACTGAAAATGAAGAATATGAAAGTAATACTGATGATGAAAGTAATAATGAAAATGATGATGATGATGATGATGATGATGATACAATAGAACCAGTTATGACAAGTGATGATGAAAGTGAATGTGAAAGCGAAGATGATGAAGAAGATGAAAGCGAAGATGATGATGATAAAGAAATTAATAGTGATGATAGCGATGATGATAGCGATGATGAAGATGAATTATATTTAAATTTAAAAAAAATTCCAACTCAAGTTGTTGTGTTAGAAAAATGTGAAAATACACTTGATTATTTATTAGAAAATGATTTATTAACAATAGAAGAACTAGAAAGTGTAATGTTTCAAATTGTTACTATATTATATACATATCAAACAATTTTTAGATTTACACACAATGATCTGCATACAAATAATATAATGTATGTAAATACTGATCAAGAATATTTATTTTATAAAATAAAAGACAAGACATATAAAGTTCCAACATTTGGTAAAATTTATAAAATAATTGATTTTGGTAGAGCAATATATTATGTAAAAGATAAATTATTATGTAGTGATAGTTTTTCATCTAATGGA